TCATAATCACTCTCCCTTGTTAAAGGTTAAGTGCGTTCCTTCAGCGATTGCCTACTTCCGCCCTAACGGGTGAACGTACATGTATTTATTAAGTATGCCATCTGTAATCATATACTGTTCCATCTAACCATTTAGTTACTATTCCTTGATCAGACAGTATATTGTTACTCATTACTATTTCTTTTAAATTATCGTTAAGTAATCCTAAATCAGCAATTTCGTACCAGGAAGTCTTATAGTCTAATATGTCTCTTTCTTTATATGTTAGCACTTGTATTATATCACTATACTTTTCTTTTTGTAAATAAAAATCATTTACATCGAATCCATTTAATGCTAACAGATACAAAATTTGTGTGACTGTAAAAGTATTGTAATTTTGTGAAGGAGTATAATTTTGAAATCTGTTATGGTACATACTTACTGTACTTGGCACACATAAATATAACATACTACCTACAGACATTGATTTATTAACACGCCCTAGGAATTCTAAGGGACTATATATATGTTGCATTAGATTATGACACCAAACCACATCAAAAGGTACACTCCATATTGTATTAGTTGTGTTAAAATCATGGCTCTTGTACTGTATATTTTTGCGACTTGGCACGTTGTTTTCCGTATGTAAATCAAAACCTACACAATCAAAATTTAATTTAGGACCTGGAGTTCCGTCTTCTTCCCACGTATGCATATTAGCCCAAAACTCAAGGTCTTGTCCATTTCCACAACCAAAGTCAGCCATATGTTTAATACTTACTTTGAAGTCATCAAATTGATCTAATAAATTCAATGCATTCAAACTATGTTGATGACTTAGTTTGTTATCCCAATTTGCTACTAAATTAATCAATTCTAATATCTTCCATACCAGCAGTACGTAATCTTACTACATGACCCATTTGCCATTGTTTAGTATCTAAGCCTTTCATTATACCTAGCCATCTATTCCTTAGTAGTGCAACTTCATTAATTATAGTTTCAAAGTCAATTACTTCGTCTTCTCCGTCTACATACTTTTCTGCGTCTCGGCTAGTCAATGCACGAGCATATCCTTCCAAATATTTTTGAAAATGCTTTCGCCTTATCTTACGTAATTGTATATTTAAAAAATTAAGCACTGCTTCTATTTCTTGTAGCTGATTAAATCTATGTTCTGTAATACCAGGCAACGCAGTAATATTTTTTTCTACGATTCCTTTAACATTGCATTCACGTTTTGCTTCTTCTAATTCGCTTTCGTAAAAGTTTATAAAGCCTGGTATATCAGCAATATTATTTACAACTCTATTGTACCACTGGCTCAATACAAATCCTCTTCCTCGTAATCATCATATTCATCTTCGTCAACTTCACCAACTATTTCGTCTACACTATTTTTCATGTATTCATCTATACCACCAAGTTTAATAAGATCTTCTTCGTCTAACACCTCTTGTAAATCGTCTACAAGTTGATCAGTTGCATGTTGAAGTTCTTTTGCAGGGATATATTGTTTTAATATTTCATATATAAGTTTAACTGATGCTTCCATTTTCTTTCTCTACTTCTGAGTCTGCTCGTTTTATATTTTCATGGACATCTCCGTGTCCGTCAACTACTTCATCTATACTTAGTCCATCTTGTGCAGAAACGTCTTGCATAATTACTTCAAGTTTATCTCCTGTCCATGCTTTCCGAAACTCTAGCATTTCTACACCTGCAGTTGTTGTATACTTCAAACGATTACCTTGTTTTGTAAGTAAGCCTTTTGCCTCAAACAGTTCAAGTAATCCGCTATACTTGTTCATTCCTGTTTCATAAGGAATCTTAACTTGTACACCTTCAAACGGCTTTGCATATCTAGTCTTCATTACTTTACATGCCGCTCTTATTCCGTTGACAGTTGTTGTTTTATTTCCATCTTCATCTTCTTTTAGTTTTAATTTTCTCATAGCAATAACAATACTACTCGCATATATAAAGCCTTGTCCACCACTAATTTTATCATCTGGGTCAAACATATCCTGCGAGGCATATGTATGGTTGGTACATACCATACCTACGTTGTAACTACCAATCATGTTTACTGTGTTACGAACAAGTGCAGTAAGTGCTTTAGGCTTTCTACCCATATCACCTTTCATGTTACCTGCTTCAAATTGATCTACATCAGTTGGCGTTAATAACATACCTAAACTATCAATTACAAATAATACCTTAGGTCTTTCTTCTTCAGGCATTGCTTTATAGTCTTTCATAAATGTGCTGATAGTTTTTGCTACATCATCTATCATACTCATACTAAGTTTAAGTAACTTGCTTTCATCGGTATCTACACCAAGTGCTTGTAACCAACTTTCATCTAATGCATTTTCACTATCAACAAGCACAACAAAGATACCTTGTTCTTGTGCATTCTTTACAATGTTTCCAGATGCAAAATAACTTTTGCCTGCACCAGATTCACCTGCGAACACTGTAACTTTACCCATAGGTACACCGCGGTGAAAGTCACCGCTTACTAGATAGTTTAGTGCATAACTTCCTGTACTAATCCAATCAGTTGGATCGTGGAATCCTATGCTTAATCCATCTATACTTTTTGTTATGTCTTTTCTAAATTTACTTACGTCAAATGGTTTGCCCATATTATACTCCTGTGTGCCTATTCTTTATTATACTACTATTTTTAATTCTTTGCAACCTGTTTTCATATTCCTATACAAGATGTCTTGTACTATTTGTATTTGTTGAGTAAAATTTCCAAATCCAATTGTGCTTCCTATCACTGATAAATTGTTATTTTTACAATAGGATACATAATCATCCGGTGCAGATTGTTTATATGTTTTAGTTATACTTAAAATTAATTCACCACTTAAAGTTGTAAAATCGTCTGTGTCGATATCATAAATATTCTCATCGTAATGTTTCCATTTTTCATATGTTTGTCTGCCTAGGTCATTAAATTTTATATTTACATTATATCTATTGAAATCAGTTATCTTACTACCGAATATATTTTCGCATGACCATATATCCTTTGCGTCAAAGTTGCGAATCTTAAATTTAAAATTTTCTATGTTATGTAAGATTTGATTAATATCACGAAATTTTTTACAAAGCACTGGATTTATTTTATTAAGAATTGTACTAATTTTAACATGTTCCAATTGAAACTTTACCCAAATCATATGTAATTTGTTTAACACTTCCTGATTATATAGACTAACATTTACAAATTCTGTGAAATGACTAAAGTTAAACTTATCCACAAAGTATTCATTTATTTCTGACAAACACTCTCTAAGATATTCTAAACTAGTCATTAAATTATCACAACTAATGTTAAATTTATTTTTGCTAGACTTATTAAGAGATTCAAAATAATATTCTACTAAAGTTGGATTATGAGTATTGAGTTCAATCATATCACCACTTTTAGTAAAAACTAAATTAAAGTTCATTACATAGTCCTTTTAATATAGGGGTGACAGTCTGCCACCCCTTAATTATTAAGATTGTCTATTACGGATCATTGCTAAAATGTCTTCTGCTCTTTTGCTTTCACCGGCCTCTGCTACTGGCGCTGAGGGAGCCGCTACTGTTTCAGTCTGCGGAGTAGGAATAGGTGTAGCACCCATTTCTGCTGGTGTTGCTACTGGAGCCGGAGCAGTTTCCATAACTGGAGCTGCCGGAGCAGGTGTTGGAGTAGTTGGTGCTTTCGCAGTCGACGTACTAGAGGTTGAGGAACCTGCTGGAGCATCTATACCATATGGACGATAATATTGGCCCCAACGTTCAACGTCGTAAGCCTCACCATTTACACTTGCTTCGAACATATCTTTTATGCACTGCAATTCTACTTCTGTAGGTTTTTTAGGAAGGTAGTCTGATAATGTATTAAGACCATGTGTCTCAATGGCTGACATTTGCGACTCTGTTAGTGCTGTCTCTTTACGAGCCCACTTACTTGTACTGTAATCTGCATACTGTCCTTTTGTAGTTTTAGTAATACGGAAATCTAAACCAGCAGTATAGTCTGTTGGCATCTCTTGTATGTCTGGGTCCATAAGTGCATCTTTAATTAAGTTAAAGATACTAGGTGAGATTACAAATCTTCTTATTGGGTTTTCAGGTGAGTCCTCTTGTAGAGGATTTTCGTTTACAAAACCTTGAAAGATATAACTACGTTTCTTCCAATATTTTCTACCCATATCTTCAAGACTTGAATCTTTAAACCAACCGCGTACTTCTGTTAATACTGGGCAAGTTTCTCCAAACATCTCAACACATGGAACTTGTACTACTACAGGTTTACTATTTAAATCGTTCTTTACACCACTAAATGGTAAACGAATCATAAGCCTTTCAGCCCAAAAAAATGTGTTATTAGGATCGTTATCAGGTAAGAAACGAACTGCTGTCGTTGCTCCTTCAGGTATGTTCCAATGTGGAAAAATTGCGTTGTCGCCGCCGCCGGATCTCTCACTACGAGATTCTTGTGATTTTAGTTTTGCTCTAATTTCTGCCAAAGATGTTGCCATTATTTTCTCCTTAAATGTGCCTATTGTTTAGCCTTGTATGTGCCTATTCACATACTATATTACATAGTATATGCTACTTTATTTATCAAGTCAATAAAAAAAGGCATACAAAGTGATGCCTCTTTTGTAATTTTATTATGTGCCTATTTACTTCGTTCGATGTCTTGTAGTTTACGCATTTGTCTTGCTACTATACTTCTCGGTGTTATTTGATACCCTTGTTCGCCTTCATGTATGCCGTGGTTGCTCCTCGCCTTTGACCCTACGCCTGCCATTGCTTTCATTTTTGCAATGCTTTCCGCCACTTCGTCTACTGCTTCTACTGATTCTTTTTTATCTTCTTTGTCATCTTTATCATTAGAATCTTTACCTTTTTTCTTATCTAAAAATGCCTGAAGTCCTGGATTAAGTTTACCTTCTTCTACTTCTTCTTGTTCATTTTCAATTGTTTGAACATCATCATCTAGAGGTAATTCCATTTGACCCGGTCTGTTTGCATCTGCTATAGCAGACAAGTACTTGTCATATTCAACACCAAAAGTTCCTTTTACAGTATCTAAGTATTTCTGTATGATTGGTCTAGCATCTCCAGTTGGATCTTTATCACCAGCATCTCCTAAATAGTCATACAATGTATCATCACCAAATGCAAAAGCAATTGCATTAATAGCATCTTCTCCGCCATCACCTAATGGAATAGGATTTTGCATTAATTTATTCATCTTTGCTACTTCTTCATCAGTAGTTGGTAAAGCCCATGTTCCTTCTGAAATCATATCAAGTCCTTGCTCATATGTTTCAAATGTTACATCTTCTTTTTTCTCTTTACCATATAAATCTTTTTTAGCAGCTCTGTCAACTATATCTACTTTACCTTGTAAATACTTCTTAGTAATTTTTATTGCGGCAGCGTATTGCTTATCGTCATCATAGTTTATGCCACCTAGTACATTACCCATTTTATCATCTACATGATTATTAGAAATATATTCTATAACATTAATCACTAAATTACGATTTTTGTTAGCAGTTGGCATATCACTATTTTTCATTATATTAAAATAATTTTTTAGTTCTTGTTCATCTGTTTCATTTTTAAATACTTGTATATTTTCAGAACTATTTGCTAAAGATGTAACATCATTTGCTCTGTCTGCCACTTCGGAATCTAGATCCTTTTCGCTACGTTTTTCTATATCCTGAGGATAATCAGCTGGGTTGTAGTTATCCTTATCCATCTTTGCTTCCTTTTTTAAACTTAGTGCTCTGTGTACTGCTGGTAAACTATCTGCCATACGATCGTCAAATACTTGACGTGTAAGTTTTGTTTTTAAATCTTCAATATCATTTTCTTCTACTTCAATTACATCGGGTACCCAATTCTCAAAATATTTGTTGTAACCATTCGCACTACTAATTGCTTTAAGTGTATCTTTTAGTCCGTAATATCTATCTGTCGCTGCTTCTATAACTTCTACTGCATCTTCACTTACATAGTTATTGGATTTTGCACTACGTACAAACTGTTTCAATTGTTGCATTTCTTGCATAATTTCTACAATATGTGTACCACGCTCGTCACGTGTATAGCCTTCATTTGAGATATGTCTCGCCATTGCTCTTGCACCAGGTAGATAATTATTTGCAAATTTAAAGCGTTCACCTTGACTATTTTCAATGTAGATAGCACTTATGTTTCTGCTCCTCGCACCCATTTTTGTTTCATCTACTGTTTTGTTATGCTTAATAATGAGCTTTGCTTTTCCTTGTTCTAGGAAACTTTTTTGGCTAGTGCCATGTAGTCTGTTTTCCATAACTTCGTCCTGGTTACGTTGTGTTAAAAACTTGTAATCTTTTTTATCAAGTCTCTCTTTTGTTACATTATGTGTTTCATAGCTTAACATATTTCTTACACTAAATTTGCTTAGTTCTTTTAAAAATCCATACCAAGCATCTGCAGTACTACTATCAGAATCTTCTACTATGCTATTAGGAAAATAAACTTGTAATTTTCCTTCTTCATTTAAACTAATAGTTACTGCACCAACTGGCAAATCTCTGTGCTTAAAATTAAATTCAAAAAATCTTGCTTGATTAGGATCTGTAGTAACATTGCCTTCACTGTCCCCTAATTTAATGTTAGCCACACGACTACGTATCTTATCAAACAGTTCTTCTGATATGTTTTCTATACTTCGCATACACGTATTTATCCTATATCATAATAAATGGCATAGGCTCTTGGTCAAAGTCGTCTCCGTCTCGTATATGGTTTTCAAGTTCTGGATGATAGTTTTTTAGTGTTTGAGCCATACGCATTACAAGTAAAGTGCTCATTACTAAGTCATCTGTGTCGCCTGCTTTGGCTTTAAAACTATTACCGGCAGCTATGAAACTTTTCATTTCACTAAGTAACATTTTACTGTTTACTTTTACTTTATCAGTTTCTACAAGTGTTTTAAACTTACTACATATACTAATTTTACTACGGTGTGTTGTGTTAAATCCTCTACGATACATTCGACTGTTACCATGGATTTTTGGTTCGCTTAGAAAGATACCCGGAATATTTTCTTCACCTATTTCTGCTACACTTTGTAAAGCGGCTTCTCCTATAGTGTTATTTTCCATACTATAGTATATGTTCATAGTATCTACACCTTCGTCTAGTAAATATTTGTTGATGTCAACTAGTATACGAATTTGTTGTGGTATAGGAGTTTTATTATGACTCCATTCTCCTACTTGTTCCATACTAGGTATTTCAAATATTTCTATAGCCGCCGGGTCACCTCCTGTTCCTAAACTAGGATCTAGTCCTACAAGGTATGTCATTTGTCTGTCAATTTTTTTATACCAGCGAACAGTGCCGTGTCTATATAATGGTTCAATACCTCGTAAATTTGTTAATGCCAAACTGTCAATTAGTGTTTCATCGTAAATAATAAATTCACATTCATGTTCACGTCTAAAACGTTCTTCGCCAATACGTTGTAATTCTTCTGCTTTCCATTCCTCATCTCTATCTGGATGCTCCCACCAATAACTTTGAAAATGTTTAAATCCATTTACACCTAAGTCTTGCTCAACACCATTTTGATCATATGTCTTATTTGCATCTCTCCATATAGTTGCAAACTGATCCTCATCACTGTTAGGTGTACTTGTAATAATTGCAGACCCACCTGTTGCTAGTGTAGGTGATATACTTGTCCAAAATTCCTTAGCAATGCTAGGTCTAACAAATGCAAACTCATCGCAGTATAGTAATGTAATAGACATACCTCTTCCTGTATTGTCTGTAGTTGCTTGTGCTATAATTCTACTACCATTATCAAAGTCTATACTTCCTTTATTATAACTAGTTACACCAGCACGTATATGATCAGGACAAAGTTCATAAGCATAGCGGATACGTTGCATAATTTCCTGAGCGCCAGCGTATTTGTGTGCCGCAATTAGTATTACACTATCTGGCACAAACATTGCATACCATAATAAGTAACCTGCCGCAGTTGTACTTTTACCAGTCTGCCTTGGCAACATGTTTATGTTGAATCTGTAGTTATGATATATATCTAATAATTTATGCTGATATTCATATGCTTTATATTGCATACGTCCTTGTGTAGGATGTTGTATAGCAAAATGATTATCCATAAAATAAAACACACCTTTTTTAGGATGAGCACATTTTGCAAATTCTGCTAGTTGTTCTTTTGAAAACTTTTCTTTTTTGTATGCTTTTTTTGTTAAATTTTGATCTAATGGTTTAACCATGTAACATCCTTAAAATATAGTTTTGCAGGTCTAGTACTTATACGTATTACTTTTACTACTGTTTCAAAGTTGTTTGAAATATCTTCGAACATACGCATACGTAATTGCTTACTTGCATTATCATAACTACTTTTTCCTATGGTAGTAAGGTAGTTTTTATCACCATATTTAGGAAATACTCCTCTTACAAATAAACAAACATCTGCTAAATCTTTTGATGGCATTGTTCCTTTTATGTATGCCTCTGTAAAAGTAGGACTGGGTAAAAAGTCCGGTTCGTCTATAAACGAGCCGAGAAGAATAGCCACATATGCTTCTATATCTTCTGGCAACGTAAAGCCTTCTTGTCGACTAGTTTCGATTAAACATTCACGAAAAACCGTTACATACTCGTCCCTTATAAATCTCATATAAATATTTATGTCTCAATTAAAGTGGTCTCTAATATGAAACTTTTTCAATATGGTTGTAGTGTAAGTTTAGGCGAAGAAGCTGACATTTGTTATGGACAATTAATAGCAGAACAGTTTAATTTTAAGTTTATACAACTAAGTGAAAGTAGTGCAAGTAATCCTTATATTGCTTTAAAATTTTGTGAAACATATAAAGATATCACGCCAAAGGATTTTATTATATTTGGATGGAGTCACCCAAACAGACAAAGTTGGTTTAATAATAGAACACAACAATGGGAGCATATGAATTATGTACAAGGGAAAAAACCTGGTAGTGCATTAATAGATAGTTGTAGAGATTATCTAGTCAATCAACATGAACGTGATGGATATGTTGAAAAACTACACACATGGTATCCAAAACACATAGTTGAAATGACTTGTAAAGTAAATAGTTTAAGATATATGCACGTTGATTGTGTGCCAGGTATGTGTGAAAAATTAGGTGCTACAGGAACTAATGAAAACGCTAAGTCAAAATATATAGCTGATCACCTACATCCTAATAATGACGGACATCGCTATATTTTTGAATTACTAAAAGATCAAATCGAAATTATTTTGGCATCTTAGGCATACGCTCTTCTGTTGTATTTTCTTCTTTCTTCATGCCTTTTTTTGGTCCATAAAGTTTATCTAAACTTTTCTCTAAACCTTTTTTGCCAGTACCTCTAGTTATTTTTTCATCGACTTTTATTTCTTGCTCTTCTAAGAAATCTTTGTAACTTTTGTAAAGTTTTTCTTCTACTGCTTCCATAGTTTCTTCAACTTCGCGTGGTTCTTGATCCATTGGATTATCACCAGGTGCACTTGCTGGATAACTTTTCTTAGGTCTATTTAATCCACCACTTAATCCAATAAGTTGATCTTCAGGACTCATATAATCTTCTGCAGGCTCATTGGCATACTCAGCAATTTTTTCTGCGTAGTTTTCATAACCTGCTAGTTGTAATATATCTTGTAGTTCTTGTACTGGTACTGATACCATTGCGTCTACTGCTTCTTGGTCGCATCCACAATCATCTTCCATTTCTATATCTTGTTCTTGCATATCTTCATCTGGATCAATGGTCTCATCTGCTCTGTCCATGATTTCTTTTTTAATTTTATCGTACTCGTCACCCATACCCGGATATTCTTTTACAAACTCTTCTTTGCTCATGCCATCCTCGACATCAATTTCCATGTCTTTAAATGCACCCTCTTCAATTGTATCTTCTTCAATACCATCAAATATATCCATATATTCACGCATATCTTCCATCTTGCCTGCCATTTTCTTCATTTTCTTTTTTAGTGTAGGATTTTTTTCTATTCCTGGTATATCGTAATCTTGAGTATTAAGAGAAGGTGTACGACCAATGTCCATTCCGCCGGCTCCCATTTTGTCCATTTTACTCATTTTTGGTTTAATTACTATAGGCATTTTTCTTTCCTTATGTGTTAGCACCTGTGATGCGTTTAATCATATTTTTATTTGCTGTTTTGTTAGATGTCTTAGGATTGATCTTTTGATCAAGTCCGCCATATTTCTTTTGTTGGTCCTTACCTATCTTGTCAAATTGAGGATCATTTTTTATATTGCCTACAAATTTATTAAAGCCTTTTTGCATCCTATCTAAAAATGAAGGTTCATCATTTTTATCAGGTTGTAAGTTAGGTGTTATAGGTTTATAAGTATTGTCCTTATTTAAAGCATACCTGTTTAAAGGCGTAATAGGCATTAATCTTTTATCAATACTAGGTTTAATTTTTTTATCAGGACTAAATGGATTGCCAGGAGAGTTCTTTTGAGATATTTTTTTCTCAGGTGGCGCCATGGGATTATCTATTTTAGGTGTTATTTTAGGTTGTTTTTTTATACCTTTATTAAGTAATCTATATTTTTCTGCTATACCACTTAGTGTATCGCCTTTTTTTACAGTATAGCTTTTACCGTTTGGCAGTTTAACTTTTTGTCCAATGCTTATCTTATTTGGGTCTTTTATTCCACTAAGTTTTGCAAGAGTACGGTAAGTTACACGTTCATCAATTTCTTCAGGTGCTGTGCTTATCTTATCTAAACTTTCTAGCAAGTCACGCATTTACTTTCCTTTTGCTTCAAACTCATATTTACGAGTCTCTAAACCTTTAAGCATATTTCCATTATATTCATCGCCAAAACTATCTGATGCTTTTACGTCTTTGGCATCTTTGTAATCTGGATCATCTAATTTAGAAATATATTCTGCATCCTGCTCTTTTATTGCTTCTTCTCGTGCAATTTCTTCAGGATGATCGCTGTTAATTACTACCAAGTGGCTTGCTGGAACTCCAACTACTTGAGTAATGTATTCATACAAAGAATTTGCAGTCACTGGATATTTTAGTTCTGCATCCATGATAAACACTTCGGCATTGTTAAGTGTTTGAAAATCCATTGGGTGTTCTTGTATTGGAGTTTTTTTAGGTTTACTAATACTTGCAACTTCGTACTTTTCAAGTGCAGATTCTAGAGCGTCCATTCTTTCATCATCTAACATCTCTGCAATTTTTAAACGAAACTTATATGTTTGTTCATTTTCTACTAGATAACTCTTAAAACTTTTCATCTTACAATCCTTTTTATATGTGTGTATTTATTCCTTTTCGTGTGTATCACGTCCTAAGATTTCTTGCAATAATTGGGTTCGATCTATAGCATGACCTTGTCCATCTTCCGTATCTTCTCCTCGATCATATGCTTGTTTTGCAAGTTTTGCATCAAGTGTTGCTTTTTTTATTTGTAAATCCACCATACGTAGTTTTTTATTTACTTTATGTTGTTTTGCATTTAGTGCAGTATCTAACATACGACTTGCATTGTTAAAAATTTCTCCACTGAAACGTGCTTCAACATTCATACCTAGGTCCATTAGATCCTTAAATGTATCTTTTGCTAAGTCTGCAATATCATCCATCTCTTTATCACTAGTACCAAGTTCTCTTACACTAGGCAAAGCCGCATCGATTTTATCTACATTTTCCATTGCTGTTTGTAGTTCAGGAATATCATCTGCAGTAATGGTATCTATTACCTTAGCATTTTCTTCTTTTGTTAAAGGCATTTCTTCGTTGACTTCAACATTGAATAATTCTTCAAGTTTTTTTGTCATTGGATTTCCTAATTTTATTAATACTTAGTTATCGTTTACCGTTATGAAAAATATCTTCTTCAGTGACAACTCTAAAACGTAAACCTTTATGCTTGGCCCATTTAGCCGCTGCTTCCCATTTTGCGTGGTTTACTGCTATTGCAATTTTCTCCTGTTTGCGGGTTTTTTCAGTCAACACTGTTTGGGATTTTGGTTTTACCTCAATTAGTTCAGCATGTTTTTTACCATTCTTATCTTGATACATTACAACAAAATCTGGCACATATACCGTCCCTTTTCCAGTTAGAGGATTGCGATAAGGTATTTGTATTGCTTCACTTGCCCAATTTACTACGCTAGGATGATTGTCACAAAAACGCATAAATGCATGTTCCCATCCACTTCTATAGCGAGGAGATTTATTACCGCTATACTTTTGTGGATTTTTCATTTCGTATAAGCCGTTAGCAAATTTGTTACGACTAAACATTTATGCCTCCACTTGGCGGGCAATATTCTCATTAGGTTTTATATTTTGTTCGTATCCTAATAAACTTGATGTACGTCTACTAAGATTTAAAAATGTAGGAATTGAACTTTTTAAATTTGAACCGTCGAATTCTTTTATTATATCTATAATGTTTATGTTCAATTCATTTGCCGCTTCTATAACGGCTGCAGTAAGTGCCGCCGCCGCATCTGGATTTTTAGTCCTAGCAATAAAAAAACTTTTTGCGGCTTCAAACTCATTGTCTGTCATACTAATTTGATTAGTAAAATAGTTTGTAAAATAATCTTGAACTCTCTGATCAAAATTATCTACTGGATTTATTAATGGTAAGTTAGTATCTTGTGACATTAAATTATTCCGTCCATTGGAGTTTGTAGTCTACTTTTTTTACTATACTGTTTTAAATCGCTTATATGTATTGGCTTACTGACTGTTCCAGTACCTGCAGGAATTTTGGTTGTATTTCCACCGACATTAACAGAATTTACACGTCTAGTGTTATTTGCATTACCTATATTAACGCCGCCACTAGTAACTACATTATCGGTAATAACTCTATTACTGTTTGTATTATTTTGTATGTTTTGATTTTTTCCAGTAATAGTGTTAATAATTCCTTTTTCTATAGACAGAGCATAGTTGTTTGCAATTTTTTCAGCCTCGCCTGTTATAGGAACTAGTATATTACTTGTTGGCTTTTTACCTGATATTAAATTATTAGCAAAAATATTAAGTGTCTCTTCGAACACATTTAGTCCATCTGGATTTTTTGTTTGATTGAATATTATTTCTGCATCTGTAATTGTGCCTATAACATTTCCATCAAATAAATCAGTAGCACGTTGCGATGTTACACTGGTTAGTGTGCCGTCTATAAATGCAGTATCATCAGCTATTGTTGTAGCACTTAAATCACTTTTTTCTACATCATAATGTATATCACCAAATCCTCTTGGATTTATGTTATTCACAAAACCAGTAGCATATTTTACAGTTTCATATGCTAATTGCATTGTATTTTCCATTAATCCGCCATTAGCATAAGCATGTTGATCATGTGAAAAACTAGTAATAATTGGATTTACAAGCGTGTATTCACCAAACTTATGATTTTGCATACTATAAATTTTAATGTTTTTAAAAAATCTTTTGTTTCCACGTTGTAGTCCCCATTGTTGTTGAGTCCTATTTGCATATTTGTCGCTTGTAGTGTACGCATTTCCATCTAAACTATATGTGGGATCAGCATTATAGTAAATATAATACTTATGCCACATTTCCCTAATTACTTCTTTTGTATCATCGTGGAAACGTATTGTTATAGGCTGGTAATTAAATTTATGATGACTTTGTGTTTGTCTATTATATTGATTATGTGTTTGTACGTCTAAGGTATAGGCAGGTAAATCCGCACTTTTTACTAGTAATGGAATTTCTAATTGTGCTATTGTGTCAAATAAAGTCGCGGCCTCTGGAGTAAATTCAAATACTACATGAAATAAATTAGAATATTTAGGTTGGAGCTCATAGTTATTATCAACAAAAGTTTTAGATGCGTGTTTGTAATCACGCATCGTATCACCTGTTGAAAATTGTGTGAGTAAAGGATTTACACTAGCCATTAGAACTTATCCTATTAGCCGGTTACTGTTTGACCAATTGTTCTATCTATTGAAGAACCTATTCCTTCGCCTAGTGGAGTTTGTACTGCATTATCAAATCTTACAGCCATTGTAATATTTGCTGGATCTTGTGATGCATAATCTAGTTCGTTGTAATTTATATTTTGTACGAAACAACCATATAACTCCCAAGTTTCAAGTACGTTTGGAGTATTTGCACCATTTCCACCGTCTAGTATTTCAAAACGTGTTATAAATTTATAATCTATACCTGAAGCTGCACTGGATTGTTCCATGAAGTCAAATTGCTTTTGGATTTGCTCACCGCATAGTCTTGATATAGCACCGTTTACATCATCACGTAAATTTACTGTTATTGGATCCCAATTATGTTTTCCTATAAGATAAACTTTACTGTTATAGATATCAATCATATTTTCTTCAAATGTTACTGCTGGACGAGTAATATTCATTATTTGCTTTGTCATTTCAGTTCTAGGTGTACTAACGCCAAAGTTTTCAAAACTGGCTCTAAAGCGATATTTTAGTTTTGGCATAAGCAAGCCTTGACTTGCCGCACTCTGATCACCGTCTATAGGTACTGTGAACTTTGTTAATGATGAAACTGACATTTAATTCTGCTCCTAATAGTAATTATAAAAGTATTTATCAGTTTTAAGCCATAAAAAATGGGGGTATAAACCCCCATTGTAATTTTTATTATATTTAAACTGTACTTGCGGCAGCAACGTTTCCACTTGCAATTTCGCCTGTATTTTTCAGTCTTATCGGAATGAAAATAAATTCAGCTGACTTAACAGGTTCTATAGCAACATCAACATACAACTCGTTTCTGTCTATTCTATCTGATGTATTATTTGTATCATCACATACTACTAAGTAGTCGAATACTCCACGTTTTGCAACTAAATCATTAAGTGTTTGTTCGATTTGTTGTTTTAGCTCGTCTCTAGTTATTTTATCATTTGGTTCAAATACAAATCCTGTTGCAATTGTTTGTAGCTGACGCCTTAAATATCCTGTCAAGCGTGATATGTTTATTCGGTCTAAAGCACTTGTACTTGCGGCTCTAGTCTTGTTACCATAATTTAAGATTCCGCTTCCTGCAAAGAAAGCAATTGGATTTACTCTATTTGTATATAATGTATCTCTAACACTTTCACGTATGTTATCTGTAACAAAAGTTCCAGTTGTTGAATTTATATATCCGATACTTGCTATGTTATCAACTAGTCCACGACGTGTACCTGCAGGTGCAAACCATGGAAAACTAATATCATCACTTCTTGCAATAGTCCTTAACATTGCATGACTTGGCGGTACTACAATTGTATTACCATTTAAATCATTTGTTGTTGCACTTGGATAAAATACTGCTAGATAAGGATCACTAGTTACTAATCCATCTTCATTATTATCAGAGGCATTTGCTGCGTTAGTGGTATAGTTTTCTAATGCAGTGCTTGTTGCGGCTAATCTTAGCGGTGTATCACCTATAACAAATGCAGTTTGTCTTCTATCATTGTTTAAACTGACCATGTTGCTAATTAGCTCAGGATAACCAGGAGATGCAATTACATTAAAAGTCCTTGCATCTTCACGTAATTCTGCACTAGCATCTAAAGCAGACTTCATAGCATTTACTACTACTGTCCTTACTGCCTTACGTCCAAAAGTAGTACCACTTTCTGTTACCCATGCATCCTTCTCAGTAGGAAGTGTTGGATATAAAGTTGTATCACTAAAATTTGTTCTACTGAAGTAATCAGACCTAAATTTCTTTACATTGTATGTACTGCGTCTTGTATTAAACAATAACATACCACGTGGATAAATTGTAGGATCTGGTCTATCAATATCTAAGTAGTCGCTTGTTAATAAACTTTTTGTTGTTGGAATAGTACCAGTCACCACATCTGTAGTTCCATCGCCCATAAAACGTGCATCTGCGAAAATTATTCCGTCTTCTGTAGTATTGTCCGTTTTATCAATTACAACCCATTTTTGTTCGCCACTTACTGTTTCTCTTCTATACAATGATGGATAATTTTCTAAATCACTTGTATCAATCCATAAGTCACCATTTACTAAAGCACTATCATCGCTTTGTAATGTAGGTGCGGTTGAACTAAAAATTACGCCATTTGGACTTGTACTTGCTAAAGCAAATCCTCTTGTATCTGTAATGTTTTGATAACCTTTCCATATGGTGCCATCATGTACCATAATATCTGCTTCAAAACCGCCTGTATACCAATGTGTGTTATTTGTTGGATTTGCACTTGGTGCACTTATACTAGCAGTGTATGTAGGAGCAATCCAATTACTTAATATTAAGTCACTACTGTTACCAGCTCTTACTTGTTTTGTTGTTATACTTGTTGTTATGCCTGCATCTGTTAGAGGTGTACCTGTAGTATTTTTAAGTATTATTACACCACCTAATGCGTGTGTAATTACCAAAAATCCACTACTATCTACACTTGCACTTACATTAGAAACATTAGCGGCATTAATATCACTTGCTAAACTTGCAATCGATGTTCCGCTTAATGTAACTTCTACAGCAGTGCTTAGTGTTGTACTATTTGCACTACTTGCACTTATAGTAAATTTATTTCCTGCAGTCAATGGCGTAGCTGAATTTATTAATCCTGTTACACTTAATATACCAGCACTATATCTTTGGAAAAGTTTATAAGTTAATGTATCATTTTCAGTAACATCATATTGTACGTAGTATGTGCCTGCCTTAATTGCTTTACCGCCTGTTGCATCTAAATTTTTAAGTGCTGTAACATCATTAGTATAAGCAGGTGCAGTACTTGCAGTAAATGATGCAGTTGTTGTACTATATGTGCTTACATCTGCTAAAAAACCTAAATTACTGGATGTTGTTTTGACCCATACACTTCCTGTTGGTCTAGGTACTGTATCTGTTGATTTAAATGCAGGTACGGTATAGTGCGGATCTTGTGCTATAAGTGGTCTTGCATATGTTCCTGCACTTAATCCTGCGTCTGTCAAAATACTTCCACTAGCATTTGCTAAAACTATTTTGCCATCTGCAACACTGTCTACACCAACTGCGGTGCTATTTGCATATATTTCGATTTTATTGTTATGCACATCAGCAGTAACACCAGTAATACTTGCATTATTAATACTAGTCTTTAATTCAGTTACGGTACTTCCTACCATTGTTACAGTTGTACCATTTATAGTAATACTATGTCCTTGTGTAAATCTAGGACTTGCTACAGTTCCAGCAATAGTTGCATGAGCAATTTGCCAACTTGCACTACCTACTAGTACCCAAGCATTTGCACGATTCTTATAATATACAGGGTTACTAACATTTGTTGCAACTAGTGCATAATCACCTATTGCACCAATTGAAGTTTTAGGAACTCCGCCATCTAAATCGCTTGTACTTGTTATTACAGTTGGGACCTTATTTGTAAATGATCCTGTACTTCCGTTCCATTCAAAAATTCCCCAACGTGTATCTGCAGAAACGTCCCACCATATTGTTCCATTTGTTGGTTGTCCTAATGGTCTACTTGTACTGCTTACTAATTCTCCTAAATCAACATCTGCTCGCATTACGTAAGCACGGTTACTTACACCTAATAGACTATAAGCTGCCATTAATCCATATTCATTTAATTCGTATCCATTAATTGGTGTGCCCGCTGCAGTATTATAAAAAGTTGGATTTCCAAATGTACTTGTTAATTCTCTTTGACTTCCAATTAAAAAAGTTTTTCCTGCATTTGCGGCAGTCGTTCCTGATGCTGTTCCTGAGCCAGTTCCACTCGTTTTATTTTCTGCAGTTGCAATAACAATTGTTGCTACTGTACCTGCAGTAGAAGGAGTATAATTACTTTCGTCTATTACTGTAACTTCTACGCCTGGTGATATAAGTGCCATATTCTCTTTCCTTTTATTAAGGTATTTTGTATACTGTTATTTATCCACACCACATTAAAAAACACCTATTTTGTCATATCCCTTTAAAGGTCCGTGTTAAATACATGTATGAGACCGGTTTGTAAACAATGTGGGCAACGTCCTAAGGCAGTAAATTATTACAAAGGTAATAAAATATATTATAGGCGTAAATGTGAACAATGCTTAAAATTACATAAGCCTGTGAAACCATTATGGGTTGATAGTGGATATAAATTAAAAAGAAAATGTGAGGCTTGTGGATTTAAGCCTGTTATGAGAAGTCAAGTTATTGTTTTTTACATTGATGGAAATTTAAATAATGTTAGCAACCGTAATCTGAAAACCGTATGTCTAAATTGCAACCAGGAGTTGATAAAGTTTGGTTGGAATCGAGGTGACCTAAAACCTGATGTTTAAGATTTTGTAAAGTTTCATTGTTTTCAATAATTACATCAAACTTATCATCAGACGCTACCCACTTCCATTCACTAGTATGAACATCATTAAACATAATTTGCATAGTATCTACTTGATCGTTACTAAGATTGGCTTTGTTAACATTTATTGCAGTAGCCCACCATAATGGCTTCTCTCCACGTCTTACTTGCCATACTTCGCCACCAATGCTACGTAACATGTCCTGCTCATTTGTAAATCTAACATCTGGAATAACGTAGTCATCTGGATTTTCTAGCATTTGTTTTTTAAGTAAACTTACCCAGATTCCTTTATCAAACCCATTACGCATACAGTCTGTTCCAAACTCTTGTAATACTATTCTCGGTGTAATTAATCGACCTGTTTCATTTGACCAAAAAGGATCTCGTTGTTCACGCCATTTTCTACTTTTAGCAGTATCGCCTTCGAGTAAATTTCTGTCCCACCCAAAAACTTTGGCTACACCATCTTTCAGTTTGTCAGCAAAACTTAGTTTTTTGAAACCTTCCGCAACTAATATATCCGCGACAGTACCTTTGCCCGAACCTATTAATCCGCATATTCCTATTATCATTTAAGCCTCATGTTAGCCAATTATAAATGAAAGTGGATCTGATCCGTCCACATAATTACGTAATTCTTCATCAAGTTTATCTATTTCAACTTGTGCTTCTGCTTTTAATGAATCACCATTTAAACTTGTTCCACCTTGTGGTCCTGCAATAGTGCTAAATTTACTTCTTGCTTCGCCAAGTGTATATTTTGCTAGGGCTAAAGCATAATCTTGTATCCATGGTCCTGCATGTCTATCTTGTAATAGTCTACTTTCAGGACGTAGATTATATGTCCATAACACTAGTACTTCGCCACTGGCACTAAATTTTCTTAATACAGTTATAACTTTTGTAACTGGATTAAATTCAAAATTAACAAATCCACCAAAAAGCCTAGCACTCAGTTCCTGATACTGGTAATACATTTCATACGTAGCCATGCCGCCTATACGTCCACTTTGTAATAAGTAAGTATTTTGGAAAGCGGCTTCGAATGGTTCAAATTGTGTACCAGTTTCGTTACTACCACTACCAACACTACGTCTAAATACCTGTCTTACTTCTTCTATTTCATCAGGCAAAGTATATTCTTGTTGCTCTTTTACAACACTCAAAAACACATAAGAACTTTCATATGCATTTTGACTACGTTGTCTAAAACGTTTTACGGACTTATCAATTACATTATCATAATGACTGGGATCCAGTTCAACGTCTACCATACCATCGCCTAAGCGATAGCGAATGTAATCTACTGTGTCTGATCTTAAACTTGCTAGTGTTGCCATAGTGTATCCTTATATACACTATTTATTAATTATTGACTGCCTTAAGTATGACAGTATCATTGTTAAATCTTCCATTAAGTCTTGTTTCGACACCTTTAATATTACTTAAAAACTTACGTAATTGTACTTTACCACTTTTATTGAATTCAGCAAGTTGTTGTTCAGGTTTACGAAGTGTTTTTGCTACACTTTGTTTTTCATTGAAAAATTGTAACGTAGTACCTTTTACCTGTAAGGTATCATGTTCATTTGCAATATACTTGCCAATTTTTCTTGTTTTAGTATTAAATATCCATAATTCGTTGCATCCAATTATATCTGCAGGATTTATACTAGCAACTTTGTATTTCTCATCAGACTTACAATACTTCATTTTTGAAACTAGTTTATCAGCACTTTTAGGTTTAGGTGATCTAGTTTTTCTTGTTGCTTTACTTTCAGCAGTAATTAGGTCACATGCTCCTACTATACCTTGAAATAATTCAACGGCTTTTTTTATTTCTAATTTACCTAAATGTGCATAGCCTTCTCTTAATTGTTCATCTTGTTGAGTAGCAGGCTTTTGCAACATTAAGTATTCACCTAATATACCTTCATAAAAAGCACGGATATGTCTTGCATGAGCTTGGTTTACTTGTTTTGCACGGAAAAACTTTACAACATCGAACTTTTTAAAACTTTTTGGATCTTGTAAAAATCTATCTACCTCATCTTCAATATGCGAAATAATATTTCCACTTGCTTCTTTAATGCGTTCTTGAATGCTAGGGACATAGACATTCTTAGGTTTAGCAGCTTCTTCTGCTTTTACTTCCTCTACAATAGATAATCCTTTGTTATATAGTTCTTCAAAGTATCCTTCCATCCAATTTACATTATCTTGTGGTGCTTCTTTTCCTTCAGCTATCCAATGACAGTATCCAGCTATAAATTGTTTTCCAAATTTATATTCTTTGTTTTTAAGTATTACTTTAGATTTTTCCTTGCTATACACCTTCTTAATGTGTGCTTTAACAATATTCACACATTCTTTTGTATCTACATTAAAATGAAAAAAGTCACTATGTTTTTTGTAATCATCCATAGGAGCCGCTTTTGCTCCTACGGTTTTTCTACGAGCAATAGTTTTTTTCTTAGAAAGTCTTTTTCCTTTAAGTGCGGTTATACCCATATCCATACTCCCTCTGCATTTGGTGTTCGTAATTATGAAACTCTATCTTTTTCCTTTCAATTATATCATCTATTTTTACTATAGCATTTATAACTTCTGGTGTATGTTTTAATTTCTTAAGACTATTTATTGCAGTTTCTAAGTCTTCAATATCAACAATTAAATCGTTCATTTTATTTCCTCTACTTTCATTGCATGATCAGGTGGTATCCATAATGTATGATTTAAAACGCCTTCAGTAGAACATTCATCGCAAAATCCAAATCCAGATTCTTGTATTTTTACAACATGTCCTTTATCACATTTGCCAACTTTGCCTGTAAATTCAAATAATTTTTTTGTGATTCCAGCAACCATTAATATACATCTCTTAAATATCTTTTTTCTTTTTTTAATTTAGTAAGATATTCTTTAGAATCATTGCTACTACATTCATTTACAATCTGTAGTATCATATCCTCTACATCCTTAGCCATTCTTGTAGCATCTCCACAAACATAAATGTATGCACCATTTTCTAACCAATCATAAAACTCTTGTTTATTTTCATACATTTTGTGTTGCACATATACTTTTTCTTTTTGATCCCTACTAAATGCCAAATCTAATTTATTTAAAGTTCCGTTAGTTAATAATTTAGCAAGTTCACTTTTATATATAAAGTCATCACTTCTAGTTTGGTCGCCAAAAAATAACCAGTTTTTACCTGTGCTTTTACGAACTTCTCGTTCTTGTAAGAATGCTCTAAAAGGTGCTATGCCTGTGCCTGGCCCTATCATAATAATATCTCTATCATCATCTGGTAATCTAAAACTTTTATTGGGCATAAAAAATACTTTAAGTTCACCACCAGACTCCACATCATCTGCTAAAAATGTACTACAAACTCCGTTATAGTTTCTGTCATCATTTTT